TAATAATCTTAACTGGGCCGCATTATTACCATATCTTAAATTAAGCTTCTGATATCTCAACCCAAACTTTCTCATAAGATCAAAATCAAAGTGGTAACCTACTGAGTCTATCTCAGGGTCGAACTGGTACCGTGGACCAAACACCTCTAAATACGTACATATAGCGTCCGTGTTAACATCGCCAGAAAAGTTAATAACATCTTTAGCCCTTACAGTATAAATCTCATTGTCCGATATATCTAAATTGTAAAAAGGGGGCTTAAATACAACGGAGCTATTAGTGTCTAGAAAAAACTCCATATCTGTCTGGGCGCACACCTCGGTAGCTATATCTAATTTAGTATTCTCCAAAGCTTCTGCACCGCCGCTATAGGTATTAAAAGCCCCGTAGGGCTGCACCTGGGATAGCAAATAAAAATTTATATCTAACTGGGGTATTTGTGTGATAGTCTGGTACCCTTTACTACTATTATTGTAGGACAATGCTGACTTTATAGCCGCATCATTGAGGTCTATTTTGTTTAATAGCCCGAACATCTCAAAAGGCATTCTATTTATATCCGCTTGGGGTGAATTTCTATTAACACCAAACCTCCTCTGCCAGTATTGATTATTATTCTCCGCCAACCCCTTAAAAAACTTACCCACATCTTCCTCTGATTTTAATAGATCACCAAACTCAGGCCTACCTGTATTAGACAATTTAGTGTATATAAAATCGTACGCCGCGCCCGTTTCATCTTGCCATCTAGCCTGCTGGACAAGGTTGTAAATAATCTGCCATGGGTTCATGTTCTCAAATAAAGTAGGGAACTTTTTAGCAGTAAGCCTAACATCTGTGGCGGTGCTAGTTGCTGAAGGGATAAGTGTTAATTTTTGGTACTTCCACCAAGATAGCATGTCAGAGCAAACAATAGAAAAAGTATGGACGCCGTTAGAGTAGTTTTCTGATATGTTCGTAATAAATCCCCAAAACACTGGGTAGTATATGGGGTTACCACCAATTAGATAAAGTCCTTTAAAAAACACCTTTACTTCCATCATCGGCTGGAATATACTTTTCCTAGTACCGTTAGGAAGAGTGTAGTAATAGTCTTCATGCAGCCCTTTGTACACAGGGGCAATAACCTCTATATTAGCTCTAGAAGATCCGGGTGGGCTTACCGCAGCACTTATATTTATAGACGAAATACCTCCGCCTACGTCCAAAGATTTATACCCGTCTGAATTAGAATCAGACTTTACAGGGGAAACAAACCTGACACCCAACTCGCAATTTATAGCTATAAAAGCGTCCGGTGCAAGCTTTATTACATTTCTACCTTGAAACTCTGGTATAGAGAAAATTCCTGGACTTGTTCCCATGTTTTGCTAAAATCCTCTGTATGCTTTATTACGGAATCTTTTTTAAATTAGATAAGTAAGATATGTATTTGTTTATGGTTACTGCGTAATCTGAGCCGTTTTGAGTTACCAGCTCATTATAAGACCCAGGACCATTATGGTACGCCAAACCTGAGATCTGAGGAGTAGGCTGTAAACCGTCCTTAACTATCGTAGGGTTTATAATTGCTCCAAAATAAAATGCCCCGGCTATATACCCCAAAAGCGGATCGGTACTTAAATCCCCACTGCGGTGAGCATTCTTTATGCTCTCTTCAGTATACCCTCCTGATTTAAAATTATCTAACATAAACTCTACAAAATCTGTTTTATTTACTATTTCATCGTAGGTACCTCTAACAATTTGAGTAAGACCTTTAGCTGAAGAGGTCTCAGCATTAGGTAAAAATTTCCCACTAACAGCCAATCCTACATTGTTCTCCATAAAAAGCATACTGTTCATGGTCGCTAAAGTGACTTCTGCGCTTTTGCCAGTTATGCCTATTTTTTCGTTTACTCTTTTTAAAGCCTCTGTGGCCGATAAATTAGCATTCTTATGTAAAGCTATGTTTTTATTGTATTCCCTTATATTATTGATTTGTTCAGCAGCACTTTGGGCTCCCCTTACGACAGTACCTCCGGTATCTATCTGGGCCTGCAAAAGACTAGCCGAGTCTTTTTTTTCTGCTGCAGTCAAAACATGCTTTGTGTCATTACCCTTACCGGTAGATTTACTAACCTTATCCCTAAAATCCTCGTCCTCTTTATACGCAGTCTCATTTAGATTTACATCTGCGTTAGATCTTATAGCGTCCCCGGAAACTTTTATTTTTTCCACTACCTCACTACCAGACCCCTGAATACCTATAACTAGCGGGGCGTAGGGTTCGTACAGGCTATTACCTAAATGACCCTCAAAATAGTACGCGTCGCTGCTTATGCCATTAATAACAAACTCGAAAGAATAACTCATTTTAAAAGGCTGAGTAGCGTCCTCTTCTATAGTAAAACTTATAAAATCACCTAGATACTCAGACCCGTCATAAGAAATTTTTATGCTATCCATCACATCTATTATTCTACTAGTACCTGTTTTATACATATCCGCGCTATAAGGACTTTTAGAGTGATTAGCTCCATTATTTTTAAACATACTAATAAGAGAAAGTAGATTAACGAAAGATATGGCATCCTTTCTACTAAAATTTGTAATACCAGCAGACTCGTTTGCCTTGTAGTAAAATCCAGCAGAGGACCCATTAGCGGACACGGTTGACTGCTGAGACCCCCACAGGGTAGATACCCAACCTTTTCTAGTAAACTGATTACTAGATATATTAACGTTACCTATTTGCATATCTGAAGGGTTTATAAACAAACCTAAAGTTATCAGATCCTCGGTGTCATAATACCCTCCGTACTCGGTACTAATTATTGATATAACAAACGGTTTATAGTTAGCAGGCCTCTTACTAGCCCATGAGTATAAAGGTGAAGATATAGGGTAATAACCCACGGAAGAGAACGAAAGAGCACCGCCCTGCCTAGTCCTCATCAGCTCTTTAAACGCTATAAGCGTGTTTGTTGTTTTTTTGTTGTCCATGAGTTATAAAAACGATAAAGCCGTTTTACCTTGGTGGTATTTAGTTCTCTCAGATTTAAAAACACAGTTATAAGTTAACTTATAGGGATTAGTAGAGTCCTCTATAATATCAAAAGATTCGAAATGGCCAAGAAAAGAAACATAATCAAAAAACAAATTAATGTATAACCTCTCTTTAGGGGCGCCGGTAAAAGGATGGTTCTGTATATACCTTGCATTAGTTACATCTGAAACAAACCTGTTAGTAGCGCTACCTACACTGTACATATCATCAAAATGGGTACTGTCCTGAAATATAATACCATTACTTTTAAAAAAGTTCTTAAGCTCTCTTATGAATTTATAGGGCATAGTACTGTTTCTATCTTCTACTGTAAGCCCGGTATCATAACCTAAAAAAGATAAAGTAGAACCGCTGAACATTATACTGTCTATTTCATCACCCCAGTGTTCCTCTACCCATCTAGTCATAGTGTTGTATCTATTTATTATTTTTGCTGAGTTTATTGAAAAAGTAGTAGGATTAGGACTAAACTTTATCCCGGTTATAACTTTCATAGCTGCTGCTGGGTAACTTGTTCCTATCCTTATGCCTGAAGTCCTTAGGTTGCTATCTACCAATTTCATAAGAAAAGGTATTGAGTTTGGTACCCGTCTACGATTATTAGGATGAAAATCCATCTCCGTAGAAGACCCAACTGCATACACCTCTTTATACGTAGATATCTTTGGAAGATTGTAGTCAAACACCTGTTCGGACACTGACTTTTGCTTATCTGCGAATGGGTTGTCAGCGCCACTAGTATACTCAGGTTCTACGGTAGACCCAAGAGCCTCTGGCTCAGCGCTAACAGACGCGTAATAACCTTCATCGAGCGAATGAGCCATTAAACCCTCGTCTCCTTATCAAGCATCAGCCTTTTAAATTTCTGGTCTATAAATGAATTGAGGGCGGTCTTTAGCTCAGGTATAGCCATACGGATGCTCTCCGCATCTCCACCATTAACATGTACTGTTATTCCTCCCCAATTATTCTCTATCCCTGCTAAAGACCCTGATCCCATTTTATTTACGGCGCTATCTACTAACCCTCCTGTATTTGCCCCTAATCCGTTCGCTAGGGATTCCTTGTCTATTAGCATGTCTCCAGGGCTTCCGTAAGCAAACCCACTGGATCCAAATAGGAAATCTTTTTTCTTGGGGGGCTCCACTCCTTCAGCAGGAAAGAAATCCTCTTCAAACTCTTCCAAACCTCCGGTAAGTGCTGCTCTAAACCATTTAAAAGTCTTCTCAAGCTCACCCGTTTTTTCATTTTTATCAAGTCGTTTTTTATTCCTAGCTGTTAACTCGCTCTCTATAAGCTTTAGCTGCTCCGGGCTACTTAGGTCCGTGGTTAAACCTGATCTCCCGTGTAACCTACTACCAATCTCATACCCGGCCTGGCTTCTATCTTTAGAATTGCCAGTCTTAAACGTTTCTAATAGATCTCCAAAATCCTTGGTCTCTGAATCGGATAATCCCGCAATAGCCTTTGACATTTTAGCACTAAATTCTTTTCCTTCATCAGAGAGTAAAAAACTGACGTCTTTTAATGCTTCTGTTTGTGCTTTTGCTGCTTCAGTCATATCTTTAGAAGCAGTTACGACCGCAGTGGCCTCCTCCTCTATTGCTTTAAAAACAGCGTCTCCAAGAGAAGTTTTGTATTGACCAATCTTGCTCTCGAGCCCCTCCTGGACGCTTATTGCTTTTCTTAATTCCTCAGTCTCTGGGGTAGTCATCTCTAAAATGGCTTCATTAGATAAATTAGTTAATTTGGCCCCCTCCTTTAAACGGGACACCTCTTTTATGGCCGCAGGCAACCCTAAAAGGCCGGACTTTAAAGTTTTGTAGTCACCTGATTGATTTTTTTTAAATTTTTCAATATCCTGTTTGTCCTTTTCTATATCTGTTTTCTGAAGAACTTGTAAAATATCGTTAGCCTTCATGGCCGTTGTATATGTCCAAGTAGCAACGTTTTTCATTATATCGTTACCTGCAGTAGCATACTCAATAGCGTCTTTACCTATATTAAGCTGCTTCTGTATCGAGGTGGTTTGCTTTATTAATTCTGCTTGCTGATCCTCACTTATACCAAAAACTTCCCCTCTATCTTTTCTACTTAAAGTATAAGACTGGGCATAGGTTCTCAGGTTGTTTTTCCTTTGCATGTCTGTTTCCCCTGCAGAACTCCCATCTAAAAAATCGCTTGCCGCCTGAGGATTAGCCTTCATTAAATTGAGGAGATCCGCTTTAAATTCCTCAGAAGCGCCTTTAAAAGAGTTAACGTAGCCTTTAATACCTTGCTCTGCTTCTGCAAAACTCTGTTCTCCTGCAGCTACCTGCATTAAAGTTCCTTTAAGAGCATCTATACTTTCTTTATTGCTTTCAGTTATTTCCGGTAAAACACCTCCATGCAAATCATAAAAATCTTCTGCAGTATCTACCGCTGTCAGCATAGAGGACTTAAGTCGCATGACTGCTTCACTGCTCAGTCCTAACTGTTTAGTCATCAGTGCAAATGTAGCTATGTTTTTGCCACTGAAAAAATCTACATTCATCTTATTAACGTAGGCGCTCACAAGCGCTAATTTATCCGGTAATTGTGTGAGAGCCTCCGACATATGCTGAAGATCTCCGGTCTCTGCAGCTATTTTCGGTATAGATCTATCAGACATTAATTTTCTTTTTTGAATTTGTAAAGCTTCTATAGCTTTATCTGTCTCTGCGTTAGCTAGAGGATTACCTTCTGTTTTACTATCTCGTAAAGTAGCTATCTTTTTGTCTACATCAGAAATTTGTTTATCAAGGTCAGCCACGAGGCCCTCTATAATACCTCTTGTAGCTTTCCCCATCATTGCCACTATTTTACGGTTTTCTTTAGGATCCGTAAAAGTGCCCATTATACTAGTGGTGACGGATGTGGCGTCCTTCAACCCCATGGTACCTTTAGAAACAAAATCCTCTAAAAGTCCCGAAGCATATTTTAAATAATTACCGTAAAGGCTTAAAGACGAAGTAGACGCCTCTACCGCTTGATAAAACTTTTCTCCTTGTATGCCTGCCCTTGCGGCGCTGTGTGACATAAAATCAAACCCATCCTTAACGTCCTCAAGGCTACTTCTTAGGTTTAGCATCTGGTCAGTCATGTTACTACCCATGGCTTCAAAAGAAGTACCAAACTGTAGGCTTAATGTCCTGGCAGTCTCTATAGTGTTAACTATACCCGACCTGTCTGCCGTTGAGGCCCTTTGTTCTAATCCCTGCATACTCAGACCTTGAGCAGCAACCGAACTGAACATCCTCTGCATATCCTCTGCTTGCAGCCCGAGTCTGGAGTTCCTGCTTACATTGAAGATGGTGTCATTGAACTTTTCCATTTGTCTGACAGCACTCATACCAACAGTTGGACCTGCCAAAGTTAAAAATTTACCGTTAAGGTCCTTCATGAACTTGTCTAAATGTATTACTGCTTTCCCCATAGCTACCACAGCCCCGACCGCTAAACCAAGACCCCCGGTAAGCTTAGATATGCTAGTTAAAAAAGACCCAGTTGCTCCAGCAGCTTTACTTAGCATAGGACCCAAACTACCGGACTCTTTGATTTTTTCCAAAGACGCCCCAGCCCTGAGGGCCGAACCTCTACCCATTTTCCAACCGGTACCAACTTCCCTGAAATCTGTATTAAATAGGCTCCTACTAGCACCTGATAATTTTCCTCTGAGGGCGTCCCTTATTTTAGGTCCATCCGTCAATCTCTTTGTCTTGTATAGTTTTTCTTCTTTTTTTCTTGTATCATCTATATATTCACCGTATTCTTTTATCTTTTTTATTCTAGAGTCAACAAAACTGCCAACCTCCTTAGCACTACGTTTTCCTTGCTGCATAGCACGGGCTAACGCGTCAGCAGCCTTTTTTTCCTCAGTGCTTAAATCCCTATAGGCGTCTGCGGTTTCTTCTAACGTCGCTCGGTTTTCTTTGGCATTAGACCTAGCTTTTACCTGAGCCGCGAGGGCTACCTTCATTTCAGAGTTCAGAGCTCTCTGAGTTTTTATCCTGTCCCTTAAATCGTCAGACATAGATTTATCTGTAGCAGAGACATTTTTAATCTTTCTATCAACTCTGCTAAGAGTTTCTTCTAACTTTTCATACGTACGTAGTAGCTTATCCGCCCCACTATCGTCGATATCTGCCATAGCTATGACCTATCTTCGTTTTTTAAAATAACTGAACTTATTTTTTTTATGTAAGCTTGTTTACTTTCGTAGTTGAGTAAACTATCTCCTGTGTTAACCATTTTAGTATATTTTCTCTGATCTATATCTTTCATCTCCTCTGCGGAGACTATTCTAGAACTCTCTACAGAAGATGTGTCTATATCTTCTTGCTTTCTCCTGTACTCTGCCTGCTTCTCCAAAAGACTATTTTTAGCTTTATCCGCTAATCTTTTCTGCTCTGTTATCCACTTTTCTATGAATAGATCATGATAATCTTTTTCGCCCTTTACCTGTTTTTCAAGCTCCCGTACCAAATCCTCTTTGGTTATTATAGGCTTAGCCCATTTACTTGATTTTCTTTCTTCTATGTATCTTTTTTTATCATACCCGTAATGAGCTATTTGACTCCTTACACTAGCTAATTCGTCCTTATTTGTCTTGTGGGATATAGAGACAGATTTAGACCCTTTAGGATTCATTGATGAGCTAACCATTAAAGATAAATTAAGATCCTTGTCATATTCTTCCTCTTCGTCTAGTCTGTTGTTTATATTTATCCAATTTTCCTGTACCAGATTCATCCCACAATTTTTTGTGCCTTCTATCCCGGAGAACTCCGTGCTGGTAGGATTACCATTATTTAAAATTTTCCAAAGATATCTTGATTTATCTGTATAGCAAAATCCCTCAAAATATTTAAGAGATTTAATATATCTAGTGTGTAAATTGGTAACCTCGGTTACTATCCTATTAACGGCCTCTAATGGTAAACTACCATAAAAGCTCTTCAACTCGTTTATCTTACTGTTCCTGTCTACTAACATATTATCTCCGTTAACCATAAACGTTGATAAAGCTAGCCTATACATTCTTTCCGAAGCACTGTCTTTATTAGAGCACAGATATTTTAAATTTCTATACTCCTTTTCAGTTAGAGTCTTAAATACCAAAAAATTGTCATTATATAATAACCCAAGTGATAAAAAACCTTGGGTTATTATATTTTCAATATAAACATAAGAGGATTTAACCCCCATGTTATTATTTGCCTTCTTCTATAGTAGCGTCTTCTGAATTCTTTATCTCTTTGAATTTTATACTAGGTAGTTTATCCTCTTCCTCGTCATCATCTTTATCCTCAACGCTATCTAAATCATTTTTCTTCTTCTCTCTGAGCTTTTTCTGGTACTCTTCTTCTCTCTCTTCCGGGGTTTTATACCAATCCCACTTGAAATCTTTTTCTATTTTTTCACCGCACTCTTCTTTAAAATCTAGATAAGCTTCAAACAAGTTATCAACCATAGCGGTGGGAAAAGTAGACAAATAATCATACAAAAATACCTCTTTTGTTTTCTTTGTCTGCGTTTCTTTTCCGTCTTCATGATCTATAACGACCTCCGGGATAACCATGCTATCTACTCTTTTAATAGCAATTGATAAAATTCTCTTTTTAAAATCCCTGAAATATTCGGTAGTGTCTATGACTGCAACACTACCATCAACCCCCGTATTTTGAAGAGAAGATATTTTCTGCTCATCAGAAACGCTAAGTAAACCCAAACAAAGTTTACTTCCTAAAAAATCTACTTCTTTAGTGTAGGAAACTTTCTCTTTGATGCTTTTTAAAGCTTCTAGGAATCCCATGGTATGCTCCTGTTATATAAGTTTAGATATTAGGTGAGTATTACTGAGTTGAAAAATATGACGCAGAGTGCGTAATAGGTAGGTCATTCGGCAAGAATGTATATGCTATTTTTTTCTTATAAAAATATTAAAAAATGTAATATTTATATATTATATGTTATCTAGCCGAACAGAGAACTACGGCCATTACACATTCACGCCTGCTGCGGTGTCTACCAAAATATTAGACTTAGCAGCATCGTTAAACAATTGATCCGAACCCTCTTCATAATCAAGTCCCGGCCCTGCTACGATGTCTGTTACCATGATAGTAACATTTTCTTGTACCAGCGCAGACTCAGCGGCAAAAGAGGTACCGTATTGTGAAAACCAGCAACCTTCGTAGTATGTCATTAGAGCAAGGTATCCAGCATTAAAAGGATCCTGTGAATCACCCACACCAATACTTCCAACCTCGTTTGCCCCAGTAACCACTTGCTCAAGCTGACTTAAAACAATTTCCTGCATAATATCAAAGGGCCACTTGTGGTGCCTAAGAGAACGAACTATACCATCAACGCCTCCCTTATAACCAAATACTTGGTAAATAAGTGAAATGTATTGAGCAGTCCTAGTGACTGATAAAGATAGAGGTTCTGTTACCCCAGGAACCAACTCGGCCACATGGTCACCAAAGCCTATGCCGCGCACAGTCTCTATAGTACGAGACTCTGACGGATCAAAGGATGCCACAACCCCTATCTGCTGATAACCTGAACTCGCATCAGCAGGACGAGCGTAAATCTTATTCTTAGTGCTTACTACAGACATCGTCTCAGGAGTAACCCCGTGACGATGCGTGTAAGTACCTCTGTCTCTGTTAGCCATTTTTATCTCCTTACTTTATTAATCAAAAAGCTTGCTAAGCTCGGTCTCATCTTCTGATGATAATCTTACTTCTGACATCGGGGCAGAAAGCTCTACTCCTTCGCCATATATAATTGAGTCATCCTCTAAAGAAGCACTCTTGTTTGTTACATTTTCATCGCCGTCATTGTTTACCTTACACGCAGGGCTGTCTTTGCCTGGACCCGTACCATCAGGCACTCCAGGACCTTTATCCTCACCAGCTTGCTTATTAACCGGTTTTGCGGCTTTAGCTTTTTCAACAATCCCAGAGTCGTGGTTCTCTTTATCCTGAGGGATCTGCTCACCTTTAAGTGTAGGGGGAGTTTCTTGCTTCTTCTCTGAATCAGGCATCTGCTCTTTATCCAAGTGACGCTTTGTATCACAGCAGGTTGAACTATCCATACCCAAAACATCTTTAAGAATAGCATTAGCCACTGCATCGGAAGCTTCCCGTGTCCAATACATCCCTACCACATCCTCAAGCTCACTGTCTTCTGAAGCCATTCTAGGAGCAACAGCCGGTACTGCACTAGGAGTTACATCACCCTTCATCTCCTCCATCTCCATCTTCCTAATAGCCTCATCGAGTTTAGCCTGATACATATCATGCACTTTCTTTACCTCTTTAGCTTCTGACGAGCTTAAGAATTGTTTTTTACCATTTACTTTTTCACCCTTTAGGACGTAATCAATCAAATAGCCCAAGGATACAGGATCCATATTTGGGTTAATCTTTCCTACCTGAAACCTACCCGCCTGCTCTTTACTTGGTATCGTAGACGGTGTATAATTTTTACCACCACCAAAATCAACATTAGCACCGAAACCAGCTTCTTTACCATCAACGTCAGGGTTAATGATAGTTGAGAACTTCTCGTCACTCATGTTAGCAATAACATAAGACATTGCACTCAAATCCTGTGCTATCTCATTGTCGCTAGCAAAAACTTCTGACATCCCTTTAAGTCTGTTTGACAAAGCAATACGATCCATAACTTTACTCCTTAATGTTTATTACACACATTTACATGCTAAGATTGCGCTAAGTTTTTTTATCTCATCTGAGTTATGATCTACTTCCACCATCGTCGGGCTCAAACAGATACCCTCAGAGATCATCATATCTGTATCTGATGCTACTCTTATAGCTTTAGCCTTTGCCTTTCCCTTGGTGGGCTCAACAGGCACTGACTCTTTACCTTTATTCTGTAGCAAACTGTTTATATTTTCTATATCTAACTTAGAAGGCTTCTTAGCAGAAGGAGCTTTCTTTTCAGTAGACGGATTAACAACAGCGGGCGCGACTTTCTTAACCTTAGCTGCCGGTGCCGGAGCAGGCTCAACCGCTGGAGCTTTTTTAACTGAAGGCTTAACTGCCGGTTTAGCCCTTGGGGCTGATACGGGTGCAACTGATGGAGCTGCTTGAGCTGGAGCCGCTTTAGCTGGAGCTGCTTGAGCCGGAGCCGCTTTAGCTGGAGCTGCTTGAGCCGGGGCTGATTGAGCCGGGGCTGATTGAGCCGGAGCTGATTGAGCCGGAGCTGATTGAGCCGGAGCTGCTTTAGCCGGGGCGTAAGGGCTTTTCTTCTCATAAGTAGCCTCAGGGGAACTATCCCTAAAACTTCTCTCGATGTCTCCCTTTAATAACCCTACGACATCCCCTGTCATCCTAGCATACTCAGCCTTAAGCTCAGGTGTAATATCCTTTTGGAGTATATCGTTAAAATAATCGTCAGAAACCTGGAGAAACTTGTTTATCTTTTTATCATTTACTGAATCATCATAAGAAGCATCAGGCTTACTACTATTAAAAAGTGTATTTAACTCTTTTAGCTTGTTAGTAATTTCCTCTGGCAGAAGAGATGGATTGTATGTGTCAGAAAAATTTTTAACCATCTCTTTGTACATTTTATTCAAAGCGTTGTAAGTACCTGTAGGGCTTTTATCCTCAAACAAAGCTGTTTTATCTTCTGAAGCTGACTTACCTACAAAGTCCCCCATCTTCCATTTAAGCAGGTACTTATCTACTGTTTTTTTGGCATGTGGCGGAAGATCGCTATACGCATTCGACACCTCTTTATTATCAAACATTTGAAGTAGTTTGCCCGAGGGTCCTGCTTTTTGATAGTTTTGATAAGATTGAGGACCAGGAGTATTTGTACCTGGTTTCCTAAACAACCCTTTTAGCTTATCAAAACTAAAAGACTCTTTGTTAATAAGATCCTCGAAAACAGCATCATCCATACCAGCAATAACGGAGGACATGTATTTAATATCTTCCTTGATATCACAGTCGTTGAATATCTCAGACATTCCTGCGAATCTATTTGCTAAAGCATTTTTATCGATCATCATGGCCCCTAAAGTTATACAGCGTAGAGGGTGCTTAAAACCCTCTACGCTATCACTACTATTACAGACTCTGTCTTAGGTTAAGAGTAACAACAATCCAGTTCAACGGGAAAACAGGAGCATAATAAACCTCAACATCTACCGTGCTAGGATCACTTGCATTAACTCTTGCTTTAATGTTCTTAAATGCAACGATAAGATCGCTCTGTTTTAGAGATTTAAAATACGAACCTAAAGTACCTTCAATCTGTGGCAGAAGACGAGGAAGATTCTTCTGACCTATATACCTTGATAATACATTCCTAGTGCCTTGTTGAATAAAATGCTTTACTTCAACTATCCTGGGGTCACGAGTAACCGCATTGCTCATATCAGTAGTAAGAGACATCATGATACTTATGTTAGCGTCTCTTCCGGTAAGAACCGTGCAACCAGAATTAGCAATCTGCGCCGCAGTAACATTATCAAGTTGACGGAAAATCCTCTTAAACCCTACTATGGTTTTGTTTGTCATAGGGGTAGCTATATCATACGCAGGTGAAACGTCCAAACCTGCCATAGCAGCTGCGATGAAAGATCCGTCTACCAGGTACTCTACTTCATTACCAAAATTATCCGTGATACCTAGAACGGCGGCATCGGGATAAACAGCAGTAATCTTCTCTGTCTTAAGACCCTTAACAGAGTTGATAACCTCATCAGCTTTTGTACCAATCGCATAACCGATAATAGATGTGCGTTCATTCCTGTACCTGATACTGCACTGAATAGCATTTGAAGTCTTAAGATAAGAGTGAATCTCGGGCTTAGTGGTAACAGGCTGAATCAAAATAGGCCTTGTACCGTTTGTCAAAGGCTCATCAAAAGAATCAATACCATCAATGTAAGACTGTGTGCTCGCGTCAGAATCACCGGCAACTCTCGGGACCTGCTTCAAAGCCACCGCCCTAGCACCATTCTGGAAAGCCAGGTTAGCCGCGATAACTAACTTATTGTTGATCTCTATAGGACCGAAAGCCCTAATAACATCTCTCATCTCAGTCAAGAACTTAACAGTGAAATCGGTCTTAGTCCTATCGAAAGACACGTAGTACAGATCACCGACTCTGGGCTCATTGCCTGAGAGGTTATAGGTAGTTAGAATTATTGTATTATCGGTAGAATCAACAGAACCACCATCAGTGCTTGAGACTGTAAAAAGTATACCAGGCACCCCTCTAACAGAACTAGAAGATGCTGTTATGTAGAGCCTTTCAGTAGCGTCTGTCACAAGAGGATTACCGCAGTCGTATGAAACGTATTGAACGTTAGTTGGGCTGAAATCAGTAGTATCCCCTACATTAGCGTTTACACCAGAATCCGCAAAAGAAATTCTGAACCCTGTAGTAGGATCAACATAAGTTCTTCCTAGCCTACCAGTATTCGCCCCGTCAGTAGTAACTGAACCGGTATTGCCAAAATTAGCATCAGTAGTAGACAACGCAACCAAATCAGCGTAGTTCGTAATAAGTGTAGGATCAACCGCTGATTTAACTGTGAAACCACCTGCTCCATCAAAGAGGAAGTAAACGCGCTCTACAGCACCGTTAAGCGGACTTACTTGGAAATCAAGCGCACCAGCTCCTGCATAAATAGGAGTAACGTTGCTAGTAGCCCCACCAGAAGTTGCCTGGGTAACGTCAAGAACGTTGCCAGTCACTCGTGAGCTAACAGTATATTTACCTACCCCAGCACCACCAGGGACTCTAACAGTCATCGTCCAGGTGTCGTCTACCAGAATATTCTCATAATATGTTACGTAGACTTTCTTCTCATTAGTCTGGTTAGGTAGGAGGGCCGCAGCAATACCTATTGTAATAGTTTTTCCGCTAATTTTAGTAACAGGAACCGCACCCGCTGCCTTTGCAGTCTCCCAATCAGAACCAACAAAAGCTATCACATCCGAAGGATTCTCAGTAGCTTTACCATTACCAGTACCATCTACAGGCACAGAACCTAGCACGAAATTCCTATTGCCGTCTGCGCTCAAAACGTTGCCGTTGGCGTCTACTATGTTATCACCGTTTGAGTCAGTAGCCGGGACAGAAGGAACAGATATTTCACCGAAAATTCTATTATCTTTTAAAGAAGCTACGACATCCTCGTCAACCAACAAATCTGACCCAGCAGTAGTAATACCGTATGAAAGTTGGTGTGAGTGCCCCCAATGTATTCTATTAACTCCAGAAAGAACAACATCATTACCGATAGAATAGTCTGAAGTGTCAGAACTTAGACCGACTTTAACAAGACGATTAACTGCAGCGGCAGGGAGTATATCAAAAGTGTTCTCCCAGCTATTTGAAAAATAGTTGACAGTAACTACATCACCGTCTGCAGGAGCAGAACCAAATTTGAAAGTACCTGCAGCACCGTCTAATTCAACAATAGTAGATACAACCCCGTTAACCTTGGCCTCTATTACTTTTACTGTTCTTTCAAACTCGTCACCAATGACGCTAGTACTCGGGTTATAAAGGATAGTTGTAGTAGAGCTAATATCTGCGTTAACTGCTGCAGTTCCTCCGTTGTCACCTTTAACGATACGACTACTCTTTACTTTAAAAGTAGTTGTAGTACCATCAGCTTGAGTGGAGAGGTCTTCGTTTTCGTTGTAAGTATCGCGTCTTTTGTAGTAGTAGTTAGCTCTAACAATGTCGGTAGAAGCAGGCAGCGAGACAAGGGTAACTTCACCAGTCAATCCGTTGACCGAATTAACGGCAACAGGCTCACCGTTTACTGTAACAATGACCTGAGTAGGTAGAACAGCTACCTTACCTTCTCCGTTACCAGTTACTATAGGAAAATTTTCTACAGTAAAATTTTTGTTGGTTCCATCCAACTGTGAACTGACATCCTCGTCAAGAATTAGGTTGTCAGCTATAGCGGAGGATCCTCTTACCATCTCAAAATCGGTTACTCTGATTTCCTCAGCCGCGACCCCAATAAAAGCCGGGTATCTTATGTCCCCTGAGGCACTAGCTCCCGGGGCTTCCGTAATAGTTCTAGTTAGAACGCCAGGGAAGACAAAACTTTCTAAAGGTCCTATAGCCATTTTTTTCTCCTTTATCTCACCAAAAAACTTTTTACATTAGTTTAAATTTTATATGGGGTATCGCAACAACTATATATTCTATAATCTTATTTGATTTAAATATTAATAAATTATTACGTTACCTCTAAAGGAGAAGATGGCGTTTTTACCTTCAGTTACCAGTGTTAGGTTTTAACTTAATAACACTGTCCCTGTCCTTCATGCCATCAAACTGACTTATGCCCTTCTTTTCTCTTTCAGACCGATGCTCTTTAAGAGATTCAGAGTAGTCTTTCCTAAACGCTTTCTCGCCACTATCGCCCAGGTGCATAAGTGGGCTGTACTTACCATCTTTATCTTTAGGGATACTTATCTCTGAGGGTGTTGCCCCCATCTTATCCCACCTTTTCTTCTGTCTTTCTTCGTACCTCTTTTTCCACCGGATATCATACCCTTCCCACTTCTTCTCTGACTCCGCACCAACTACTTTATCTATTTCCTTGGGAGTGTATATAGTGTCCCTCTTTGGGTCTAACTTAGTACCTATACCAAAAGTTACCGCTTCAATCCTGGAAGTATTACTTTTACCACAATCAGAGCAGACAGTATCATTATCCCTGTCTTCATACTTCTTAATATCTTCGAACTCTAAACCGCAGTCGCCACACTGATACCTGTAAATCGGCATATTATATCTCCCTTTAGGATTTGGATGTGATTTATAATTTTAGAGATTTTATTAATAGATTATGGTAGTGTTACACGTATTTGGGGTAACCCGCCTCAGGATACTTAACTACGAACTCTTTATCATAGGGGTATATATTGATGTCCAAATCTTTACCGCCAGCCAAATTAAAGTATCTGCTACTCTGCCTATAAGCATAAAGTTTAGAATCAAAATCTACTATCTCAGTGAGGTACGGTACGAACCTTTTCCACTCGGTCATCATACGAAGATTTATACTGCTTTTATAATACAAATCGTTTGTATTAGAATCATACACTTCCTCAGACTCACCTACAGGATCCATCTCTTCTATAGTAAGACCCTCAGATACAAGACTTAACCTCTTCCTTGACCACATATCATCAATAATAAAATCTGTTAAATCTGGCAGCTCTATAGTATCCCTTGTAAAAACATCTATATCAAAACTCATCTGCCAATGTCCGCTATACACCCTGGAAGCCATCTCCCTTTCTGGGTATACTATTATAACTACTTTATCGTTTACTATCTTTTGGTTGCCAAAAGCTAATATTACACCTGTGATGGAAGTGTTATCATAATGGAAATCATCAGGTATCGTGAAAGGGCCCCTGGTACTTCCAACCCATCTATAGTTGGCGTACAAAGTAACTCCGACAGGCAGTGACTTAAGAAAAGTTACCTCACCAGTAACCGTATCTACTGTATAATCAGACCCACTCACTAATTCTATGTTTAGGGACCTATTATATCTTTTTGTATACAAAGTCTCTAGGTTAGCTATAATGCCGCCATGGGCCAAGTTCGCTGAAGTCTCTACCCCAGTAGTGGTTTGTATTACTACCTCACCTTTTACAAAATACAAAGGGTCTATGACATACTGTGTTTCACTTATCAACTCTATGTAATATCTTCCAGGGTCAGAAATCTTCTTGTAGTTATAAGAGATTGTCAAAGTTTGTCCTGCTCCAGGAGACACAGGCAAATAAATTAACCCTTTTGCTCCGTCCACATCGGCAGGGAAAACTCGTTCCCCATCTAAAAACATATCTACTTGTCTGAAGTTATCCGCTATCTTTGTGTTGAAGTATCCGGACACTATTGGGTAATTAGCTACCTGAAAAACCCTGTTAGTTCCTACAGATTGGCTACCAGTTATCTGGGAGGATAGATCCTCATTTTCTATAAAACCGGTTACGTTCTGCTCATCTTCCCACACCCAATCAAGAAATAAACCCTCTTTATTCTCTGTGCGGGCAACAGCTACGTGACTCTTTAAATCGGCGGCGTAATCATCAGAGGAGAGTTTTATACGGGAGGCTGAGGCATTCTTAAGGATCACGCCTCTCATGGGGCGTTCTTTAAAAGGGAATTTATGGTATACTTTTAAAGTGTCTCTATAGACTGGATTATGCTCTATAGTATCGGTGAGCTCCCTTAGAACTCTTCGTTTAGTTGCTTTGAGTAGATTACTTTCCATGTTATTCCTTTTAAACGAAAGTTCTATTTTACTATTTGTATTAATAGAATATTAAAAGGGCCAGGATCCTATTAGGTCCTGGCCCCTTGATAACACCTTAGGTGTTAAATCGATATTAATCGTTCATCGCGGCTATCAATAGACCTTTCGCTACGTCATCAAGGGGGTTATTTGCCATACGGATCTCTGATATGTTTATAGGAAAAGTGTCCCTGACTTTATCAAATTCCTTCTGGAAAAACGGTAGAAAATTTTTAGCCAAAGCTGTCCCACCAGAAATGACCCATGGGATTGAATCAGGAAGCTCAATGCTACCGCTATCCTTTTTAAATTCCTTTTTAATGGAGTCGATCACTATATTAATAAGGTTCCGGTAGTACACAACAATAGCCTCACGCTCTCTCAGCTGTTTAGGATCGCCATCAGTGGGGTCAAGCAGATTAACTCCCTTTTCTTTAATAGCCATGATCCTGGTGGCTGTAGATCCTACAGCTTTAGCGGCTGAGCTATCAATCCAATCCCCGCTATTCTGTATACTAAAACTCATACCAACCATGGTCTGGAATAATAAAGCTACGTTTACCATTCCAGCACCTAAACTTATCGTCAATGCAGTAAACCCGTCATTAGCGCAATTTGAGTACGCAACAGCAGCAGCCTCATTCATGGCAGTAGCCTTAAAACCAAAAGACTCAACCATCTTCCTAAACATTTCTTTGTGGTACAAAACATCCATATCGGAATTTATAGGGTTACCCGGTATAGAGTAATACACCATCTCGTCATCAACCTGGGGCTCCTTCAAAATGCTTTTAAGTAGAATCATTAGCATCTTCTCTGCTTCCAACTCTCCAGCAGAAATAACACCCTTACTTAAAGGCCTACGGGCTTCTCTCTTAAGGAGGTTAGCGATATTCAGGGCCGGGTCACCTATCACATAAATAGAATCGTTCTCGGTCACGTAGGAAATGTTAGACATCTTAAGCATGTTAAGGGTGGATTGATCGAATTCTACATCAAGAAAAACATCCCGGATGGAATCTATCTTGACTCCAGTGTTACCGTCCTGCGGGTTGTTCCTGGCTACTACTAGATTCCCTGTTCCTACATCAAGTCCTAAACTCATTTTTACCGCCTTTTTAATGTTATCTTTAGCTTTGTTGGTTGTTCTTAAGCCTTTTGAGAGCTTCCAAAGAAGAGTTTAAACTACTTGAGCTCTCTATAGTTCTTACTTTTAAATTTATGTGTGAGTTAGCATCCTCTACAGTTACATTGGGCACGTATGTTTCCATGTCGGCACTTAGATTAGACTTAGACCCGCTATTTGCAGCAATGTTTGACGACCCTACTTTCTTAACAGATTCTTCGATTCTTTTTAACAAATCCTCTGTACCGATGCCTATTCCCTGTCCTTTACTTATCTTATCTTCTAAAGATTTTAAAGCCTGGAGCACTTGATCATTGTCTTGAGTTGCTGGAGAAGTACCAGATACCTTTTCTTCCAAAGATTTCAATCTATCTAATATAATAGTTAGTGGTGAGGGATCTACGATAGAATCTACAACAAGTTTCTGTTCTTTAGTGTCAAACTTTGCCTCTAGAGAAGATATCTTGTCTATTAAAGCCTTTAGCTTGCTGTTATCGATAGATTCTGTGTCCTTTTTTTTACCAAGAGTAGGCGGCAGATACTCAATTTTTGTAGGCAAAGCTACTGGTATATCTACAGGCTCTACGGCTGCAGGCTGACTATAAACCTTATTTTCTGCAGTACGCTCTAAAACAATTATTTTTCCTAAATCTATTGCATGGCGCAGAGTGTGTGATTTCTTATAATCCAGATCGCTAAAAATCTTTTCCTGCTTATAGTAGATTCTATCGTTAAGCTCTGGTAGATCTATTTTTTCCGGGGAAGAACCGAGGACCTTAATCATAATATTTTATCTCTCAATATAAATTTATCTTATCTAAAAATTTGCCCAAGCATTAGAGCGCCTGAGCAAATTTTATTATTTAACTTATTAGATACTTGAATACCTGGCGACAGATTGAGCAAACCTGTCGCTAGAAGCCTTAACTTTTAAATCCTTCATGTCCTCAGGCATCTCAGTGAATTTAGGCACAGCTTTACCGTCATCCGCCTTATCCTTTTTAGCAGGCTTTTTCTTAGGCTTTTCTTTGGGCTCCTCTTGAGTAACCTCTTCTTCTATCAAAGACTCACTCTCGTCATCTGCCGGTGATCCTTCTTCACGCTCATCTACTGGAGAAAATTTACTATCCTCAGGCTCTTCACCCTCAGGCTCTTCACCTTCAGGCTCTTCACCTTCAGGCTCTTCACCTTCAGGCTCTTCACTCTCAGGCTCTTCACTCTCAGGCTCTTCACCTTCAGGCTCTTCACCCTCCATACCGGCTTCAACATCGATATAATATTTGTCACTCTCATCAGTAGCCGCGTAGTGCATGGTACCCCCACACTCGATGACTGGACAAGCTACCGTGTCATTGACCGATACAGGAGACACAGTCTTTATTCCTGACTCAGAGGCAACTTTAGACCTAACCTTATCGATAGAAGCTATGTTTGCTGTATGATTACAACGATCACAAACAAAATAAGTCTTCTCTGCTGCTTCTTTTTCAATAGCATCAGCAACCCTAAGCATCTCAGATGCAATTTTACTCATATCTAACGCCATAAAAAACTCCTTTATACAAGTTCTTATACTTTATGTAGTAACCTTTATTTATTAAAAGATTATTATTTCAGCTTCAAAGGATCAGTTTACCCTAATGTCAATAACAAATATTTTCAAAAGTCACGGTGCGGCCTCTGAGCTCGTACTCGTCCGGTATACCTGGTTTATCGGTAATGACGGGGCTGGCGTCCGAAGGCTTAGTCTCCCTATACTTATTCCATGCTGTCGGTACACTAGATGCACCTCCGTGTATAGGCACTGAGTACCTTATATCTTTTTGATCCAGAGGGGCCATATTAAAATGCTGCTGATATATAGCCCCTCTTGACCCTTGAGGGTTAACATGAGCAATAGAAAACCTCTGGTTATTCTGCCTCACTATAAAATCACGGTCTGTGAGAAGAGGATAAGGCCCTGTCCACGTATTAAAATCATAGTTAACATGTAGCCCTATGTCTGTGAGCTCTACGGTCTTCTCTGTCTCTGGCGGGGCTACAATGATGTCGTAGGGGCCTACATACCCGCCTACACGACCGGTACCATAACAATTTGTACAAAATTCCTTAGCTTGATGGTACTCTTCGTCCCAGCATACCTGGCACTTCTCACCCGCCCACTTCCTAATAAATACCTTAACTCGTTCCCCAGCCTGCTCTAACAACCACCTATTCCTACGTATAGCCTCAGCCCAAATCCAATCAACTTTCTCCATGTCATAGATGCTGACGGCCTCTACTTCATCCAAAGGAGATTCTATGGTGTTTCCGGTTTTGGGGTCTGTAGCAACGGTAGTTACCTTGTAGTATATTTTCCTATAAATGTCTGTCTGTATCTGATTATTTAAATGTGTGTATGATACAAGAATCTCACCGCCCCTATTTAAATCAGGCAGAACCGGATCCAATAGAACGTTATTGGTGCTATCAAATATTTTGTCCTTTATTAAATATATCTCACCAGAATCTCCGATGACTTTAAAAGCAGGAACCGTCTGAAAAGCATCTGTTGATGTAGGCTTTATACGTATAGTTACATGAGCTCTATTATCCGCCTGCTCACCGTTAGTCCCAGGAGCTACTAAAGGCCTGTTGTACGTTCGTACTATCCAATCCCCTGTAGCATTAGTACCGGCTATCAACCTTCCACCAGCTACAGGATCTTCATCAATTACAGAAACTTCTCCAGTCTCATCCCTATAGAAAAGAACGGTAGTGGGAGTAGTAGTGAGAAGGTCATAGGTGCCTTCAGGCGAGTCAAATGACCTATAAACCTTAGTACCCAGGATAATTAAATTATCGTTTTCTGTGTAACTGGTGGGGGTATCCCACCTTACATCTATCGCGCCAATAAGGTAGGGGCTTGTCGCTTCAACGTTTTTAGGGGCTAACGGTAGGGATAAAGGAGTATCATCGTTACCTCTGTAAGGTAACGCGAAATCAGGTTTACCGTAGTTATATCTAAAGTTGTGAGCCATAAATCCTTTTACTTTCATCCGCCTTGTATGGCAAAAATTTTCCTTTTAGTGTGTGAACTATTACACACATCTATACACGTAGAAGTAAAACTATCTGCAGTAATTGATAAACCATGCACCTCAGCGGTTCCGGTTGATAAAGAGCTTATGGCCGTAGACCAATTATATGTAGATGAAAAGTCTCTAAATTTACTTCTATTAAAATTATAGGCGCTGGCGGCAGTGGTGATCTTCCCGTTTTTTATCTTTATAGAAACTCTAATCTTTTTTGAGAAATCAAAAGAAATTATCACGTTAATGTAGGAGTAAGATACCCCGGATATGATAAACTTAAAAGTAATCAACAGGTCCGTATCTACTTTAACCAGCTCTACTGAAGCCGTGTCTGGATTAATAGGATCAGAATCGCTAATCAGTTTGAATTCCAAAGATTGTGAATCTATTAATACATTGGCTTTAGCCTCTATATCTCCGCTAAATTTAAACTTATTCTCGGGTGATCCAGAGTTTATGGTAGCCGTGTCTGTAAAGGATATATACCCATTAGAAAATGAAACTGTACCGTTAGTGTTCCAATCAACCTTCTTTACATTGCAGTATGAGTCCCAATCAAGGGGGATTGTCTTAGTTACAGGTATACCTATAAGTCTCTTATTATCCTCTCCAGTGAATTTTGGGTAAATACCTGGTGAAACCACTACGTTCTTTTCTGAGGAAGATAGTGCTTTTGTTATTGTCCTATACGGTGAAGAAGAACTCCCGTCACCTGTATCATCGGAACCGTCTGGGTCGGCATAGACATACCCTCCATCACTTGAAGAATAGGTAGGGGTAACGAAAATAAGCTCACTCTTAGAGTCGTTCCAAGGCCTTACAGACCTCTCAGTAAGCTCAAGGTTCTTACTAAGGTATCTTCCGTATGCCCCGCCCGGGGCACCGTAGTTTGTGCCTACTATTATATTTTCATCCGGAAGAGAGGGGTCAAAAGCCCTGTCTAGGGTAACGAACGGGTCGTCCGCTCCCCCGTAGTACGCTCTATCGTACCCGATCTCCCTAACAAAATAGTCTCCTGCATGGCTGCCGTCTACGTACTCATGTGCCCCTACATCCCCTGTAAAAGCTCCTGATCCTAACCTTTTTTTGTCGGCATAAATTCTATTGACTTGACCTATATCTATGTCCCTATCTAATGGGGATATGTTGATCCGGAGGCCACCTGTAATTTCATCGCTAATAGTGTCCAACCATTCTGGATCCCCACCGTCTATGTTAGGAGATCCCGCTTGAAGAGTAAAATCACCTATGCCTGCATTTGTATATAGAGGGTCACCTGAGAAGTTACCTTCAGAGTTTGTAGGAGTAACTATAGAACTGTAGTTATCGGTAGCTCCGTAAAAATTATTATAGCGTATTTTAATAGCTGTGTTAAAAAACACACCTAAATCTATATTAGAAACAGTAGTGCCGATATTGTTAGAATCTATCGTGCTGTTAGGGTCAGAGACATTTAATATCCTTACAGCTTCACCGCCGCCTGGGTCAACATCCTCTGAATACATAATCCTGAGGATATCCCCTACCATTAAATTATCTTCTATCGAATATCCGTCCCAAGACACCAAAGACCCGCCAGAGGTACCCACAAAATCTACACCATATTCAAAAGAAGGACCTTCCACAATATTAACGGATATGTCATACCCTAAGTACCCCGAACCATCTAAAGAGGCGTTCTCTACAGCGAACCCAGGAATGGGTACATTTTTATTAGATATATCCGAGACCGTTAATGTTTTGTACACTACTCTAAGATTTTCATCAGAATCTATAACGGGAGAACCTATAGTACCGGCCCCATGTATAGTATTTCTCCACATATCGATACGATCTACAGTTATAACCTCTATTGACTTAAAACCGTTGTTATAAAAAATGTTAGAAGAAATGTTAACTTCTTCCGCGCTATTGATAAGTACACCTATATTGTATCCTGAGAACTCATTCTTTGATATTGATACGTACTTAACACCATTTAAAGATATTCCTACATCTACGTTTTCAAATCTGCAGTTGGTTACCTTTATAGCGCCTTTAGTATTATTTACCGCTATACCTGAAGCATCAAACCTTATGTTATCTACAGAACCTTGAGCCTCAGTAAAAACTAGATTACCTGTGGTGGGGGTAGAACCGTAGGCACCCTGGATATTTATGTTTTTCGATATAGATAAATCTCCATAACTTAGCCCATCACCTTCTTGAAGGACTAAAACACCACCAGCAGCAACTGCGTTGTAGGCACCCAATAACGTAGCCTTTGGGCTAAGTATGTCACCCTCATTGGTGTCAAACCCGTTTTGGTTGTCTAGGTATATTACTGGTTTAGCCATAATTAATAGTTGTATATAACTCTAATGGTTTGAAGACCTGTTAGACCTGCTGAGCCCGCAGCCAGTAAATTTTTTCTTAGAGTTGAGTTAGGCAGAGAGTCGTTAAAAAATAAAGCTGCCTGACCCGTCAATCCAAAAGGGTTGCCAGTGATACCAAAATCTGCGGTATTAGCGTTAGTCCCGTTGTAGTATACCTGAGAGGGTCCGTCTACAGGATCCACACCTATATCCCACTGACCGTTGGGTCCCGTGGTAGGGAAAGATTGTAGTCTAAGTATACCAGTTTCACCTGTATTACCTACTATACCGGTCAAGGAAAAATATTCAAATTCTATTGGCATTAAAAACCTCTCTATTGTTTTAGTAACCTAAAAATATAGATAGATTATTATTATAGGTTTCTGAATCCTACGGGGGATTTAACCTGTGGAGGGTTACGTCTACCCGCTATATAGTCTCTAGGGCCTTGGCTGACTAGTATATAGTTTGTTTTTGTTTCTTCTGCGGTATTAATCCCGTCGAAAGTGGTTAGAGATACCGTATAATAACCTATAGTGCTGTATAGGTGTAGCGGGTTTTGCTCTGTACTGGTACTCCCATCCCCAAAATCCCACAGCCAAGTAATTGGTGAGTTTGGGCTCAGGTCTGTGAACTGGGAACTAAAACCCTCAAAAAGTACTCTCGGTGTAGCTGTAAAATCAGGGCCAGGCACAACAGTTACATAATCCTCTTTAGTTACGACTTCTGTACCGTAGTTAGTGATTAAAGTTAGCACAACAGTATACACCCCTGCACTGTCGTACGTGTGTATGGGATTTTGTTCAGTGCTGGTGTCGCCGTCACCGAAATCCCATAGCCAACTTAACACCTGGGCCGTGGATACATCAGAAAACTCAACAGTAACAGACGAAACCCCGCTTAAAGGAGACCCTACGAAATCTACGAAAGTACCCGTCCACTTTGTATTATATATAACAACTTCGTCTATCCAACCGTCAAAAGGTCTGTCTGTGTAACTCGCGTGACCACCTATACCTATGTCCGGGGTACCTAATCCTTGGTTAAAGCTTGTAAAAGAAGTTATTTTTTGTGCC